GATCGACTTTCGTGTTGGACCGTGGAACGGCTATTCAGGGCTAACAATACCCTGCTATCCGGTCTGCACGCCGCACGAACGAGGTACATCAGAGATGAAATCTCTGATGAAGTTGACTTCCTGTCATTAAGGAAGTTCGCCTCGCAAGGTACAGCTGCGACGTTCCCAGTGCAAACGTTATGCTTCCTCTTTATGGCCCTAGGATGTTCTATCATAGGGCCTATAACGAAGCATTCGATTGCGGAACTTCGCGGCCGAGTCCGCGTGTTTGGGGATGATATTATAATCCCTTCTCACGGGTATGCGCGACTAATCCGCGTCATGGACTTACTACAGTTGAAAGTTAACACAGCTAAAAGCTATGTCAACGGTCACTTTCGTGAGTCTTGCGGAGTCGATGGGTACCGAGGTTATGATATAACCCCGGTGCGTCCCAAGACTTTAGTCGCAGACAGCCCGGCATCGTGTCAGGCTCTAGTTGACAATTCCAACAACCTCTTTAATAAAGGATTGTGGCATGCCAGTGAAAGCCTTAGAGTCCTACTTCCTCCACGTCTACGACGTGGAATTAGGATCGTGGACAAACGTGATGCTGGGTTCGCCGGTCTCACCTCCTATTCTGGAAGCGATGAATCTCATCTTGAACAAAGATGGAATCCTCGCCTACATAGGTACGAGGTTAGAGTTTGGGCATTATCTGTCCGAACTCAATCAAGAGACAGGCAAGGATTTTCGGCATTGCTGGACTTCTTTACCAGCAAGCACAATCATGAGCATGCTCGGATTGTGTCTGAATTCCGAAAATCCCAGAAAACCAGAGTTGGTTTTCTATGGGAGCCCCTTAACCATAGCGCTCGCACACATCATGTCGCTACGACAGCTGAGCGGGATGGAACAGATCCTTGCTGAAAGGAATCGAACCATTTCGCATCAAGGTTTCTATTTCCTCGAAATCGATGAACTAGAATCCTTTAGAGCTATCGGCGCGCGCATGATAAATGCGTCTGAGCACTATGAGGCTCTCTCCTACCTTGAAGAAAGGAATGAGAATGAAGAAGGAAATGTGGCTCCGCCACAGACAATGGAAATTGAGGGTGATGAACCTTCTTTTCCGAGTCTGGGGTAGGTTCCTCAGATTCTAATTCACTCAGTCCTGCCAACCTGGTAGGACTTAACCATGGAGAATACCATGATTAAGAAAGTTAAAATCTCTCGTATCC